AGATGTAAACAGGGCCATGGGAGCAAGCTCCTACTTGAGCGGAATGGGCTTGAAGCCCGTCTTCGTCGTTTGACTCTCGCCTTCGGGCGGCGGCGCGACCGGGTCGGGAGGATTGGGCACTGTGGCCTCAAGGGTCTGCACATCACCGTGCTTGGATACAGGATGCTGCGCACTCTGTTGAGAGGGTGGCTTAACCGTGACCTCCTTGGTCACGTCAACAGTGCTGTCTTTGGTCTCGGGTTCCCAGCCCGAAACCTCGAAGTACTGATTGCGCGCCGCTCGCGCGAGAATCTCCGGATTGTCGCACTCGACCGCCTCGCCCTTCTTGAACTTCATCCCCTTGAACCCTTCGGTCTCTTCGGGGCCGTCGTCGCCAACGCCTTTCCACGTAATCGTAGCCATTCATTCCTCCTATTTAACTGGTTTGTAGTACAGTACTGACACGTATGCCAATCCTGTCGTAGCCCCACCAGAGACAGTAACATAGAACTCGGTATCTGAGGGCAGCGGCCCGCCGCTATCGGCGTCGGGCATCACGATCTGACTACCCGCCGTCGTGGCCAGTACGGCCACAAGGTTCTCGTTCTCGACATCTACCGCGCCGTTGAATGCTGTAACAACTCGTGAAGCAATCCCAATGAGGACTGCGCCAACAGGTAGTTTCCCTATAGAGGCCATTACCTCGGCCCCGCTCGGAAGGGCTGCGACGCGGCCACAGATAAACTGGGCCATTTCGAAGCCGGTCTCCCGCGCGGAAATCTGCCTGTTGAGCGCTGTCACCATGGACCTAAGGTCCCTTAGGCTAGAGGCTTGATAAACAGCACGCCGCCGACAACATCGCCTGCGGTAGCGCCGCCACTCACGTTGAGCCACACGTCAGTATCGACGGCAAGAGGGCCGCCGGTAGTGGTTGCGGGCGCGGCAAACTGACTGCCTGGGGTGACAGTCAGAGCACCCGACAACTCGTTCGCCGCGCCGGTCGAAAGGCCGATACCAGCAGCGGGAGTACCTCCCGTCACTGCGGTCACGACGCGGGAAACGAAGGCCACGATGATCGAGCCAGCAGGGAGCACGCCCATCTTAACTGAGCGATTAGCCACTCCCGCTGCCACGGTCGCACGTGCAGCCAGGTACTGCACCATTTCGTAGCCAGCCTCACGAGCGGGGACCTGGTTATTGAGCGAAGTTACCATTTCTGAGGTCCTCCGTTAGTCTGCAGCCGAGGCGAAGAACCCAGTAGCCACGCCCCACTGCTTGAGCGCGGTACCTTGCATCGGGTGCCTCTTGAACATCTTGGCGATGCCGTAAGCGGCTTCGACGCCGGTGCCAGTGATAAAACCGTAGTCGTCCTCTTTGCGGAACGTGGGCTTGATCATCTGACCCCATCCGATCACTGCGGCTTGCTGGCCACAGAGGAAGACGGGTTCTACCCGAGCGTTGGTGGTACCTGCGGTGAGCAGGTTCGTCCAGACGTTGGTGACGAACGAGCTGATCTCAGGCACACACCTGACAATCACGCCGTCGTACATCTGGTCCCCGTCTTGGAAGATGGGGTTCTTGAGCCCCGCTTGCTCGCGGGGTCGTGCGTCCTTGTTGATGGTCTCCAGGGACAGCTTGAGGTCCCTGAAGGTATTCGTGCCCGCGAAGCACACGTAGTGGTCGTATCCGTCCACAGTGTTGTAAGGACGGATTCTCGGATCTGCGTTCTGTGCAATGCGCTTGAGCAGTGACAGGTTCGTAGCGGTGAACTTGTCCGCAGCCGTATCCAGCGTGCCGAGTGCGGTGACGTGGTTGGCGTTGAAGTTCAGAGTGCTCGCCCCGTAGAGAATGCGGTCCGAGTTCTGAGCATTCCACGAGTCACGTTGCGCGGCCGACGCGAGGTCGTACTGAATGCCGTTCACCCTCACCCCGCTCGAAGACGCGGGAAGCGTCTCGGTCGGGAGACTCATGAGCGCGGCAATCAGCTCGTCACGTTGAAGCTCCTTGAACCAATCGCTAAGCAGCGGCTTCGCGAGGCCAAAGATATCCGCCGAGTCCTTTTGAGACTCTGCTTTGGTCGTGACCACTGCGTTACGCGCCCACTCGATCCGTAGGCGCATACCGTAGTTGTCGATCTTCTCTTCGTTCCCGACGAGGGTCTCAGTGGCCACGCCCTTACCGCGCAGCTTGGTAACCATCGGGATGTTCATGTCCTCGCCGCCCGCCTTCAATTCGCTGCGAGTGCGAATGATCGCGGTCAGGCCTTCGCCCATGTAGGGCGAGAACATATTCTGCCGATAAGCTTCCCGGTTGATGTCCTGAGTGTACCGGACCAGCTTATTATTATTCTCGATAGTTGTCACGGCCATAGCCGTAACTCCTCTTCATGCTCGATATGGTCGGGTCCGTTTCGGACCCAGCCGTATCGTCTCCTATCCGGGTCGTTCGAACTTGCCCGACGCGTACTCGAATAGGCTCTTATCGCTCAGGTCACCGAGCACCCCAACTCCATTACCTGTGGCAGCGGTGCTCTTAGAGAGCGACGGTGGCAATCTTACTGCGGTAGGTTGAGCGACGGCAGCTCCGCCTCGGACTTTCTCAATCAGACTGGCCGCGAACGCGGGATCGGCCAACCTGGCCGTCAACTGGCTTTCAAACCAGGCTGACGGATCGTCCCCCACAGTCTTAAGTGCCTCATGCCGACGATGCCACTTGACGACCTCGTCATAGCGATTGGGTGAGGTAACGACCTTCTCGTAGTCCGCAACATCGAGGCTCTCGTTGTTCTTGGCCTCGATAAACGCCTTCTCAGCCTCTAGCACTTTGTCTTGCCCGTGCGTGGAATACGCCAGCATCCTACCCATGTGCATCAGTGTTTTGCGGGTTTCTTCCGCGAACGGCTGAAGCGTCTTCATGAGCAAGGCTTGCGCAGCCTGGTCGGGGTTCTCGAAGAAATCCGGGGGTTTCTCCTCCCGGCGGAGTGAGGCCTCGATACCAGCAAGACGTTCAGCAAGTTGTCTTGCATTGTTCTCAGCAAGTCTTCGAGCTTCGGACTCCTCTCGCAGGCGCCATGACGGAATATTGGCCTCTGGGTCGGGAGTCGGCACAGCCGGAGCAGGCGCTGGTGCCGGTGACGGCTCCGGAGCAGGCGCGGGCTCGAGTTGTGGTGCTAGTTGAGCATCCGCAAACATCTCTGCTTGCAGTTGTTCGGGCGTTCTCTCGTTTTCGTCTGCCATCTTAGCCTACCTTTCGCTGTATCGTAGCGTGTACGAGGCCAGACATTTCGCTTCTGGCAAGCGTGAGGCGTGTCGCCGCCTCTAGCGTTTTCGATAATCTCCCGGGCGAAGACTGTCAATGCCTCCGCGGCGCTTTGGTGCCACTCCTCCACCTGACTCTCGTGCTTTAGATAACGCAATAGCTACTGCTTGACGCTGCGGTTTGCCCGCGGCAATCTCGGTACGTATGTTAGTCGAGATTTTTTCCCGACTTTTACCCGGCACAAGAGGCATTGGAGTAAACTCCTTAGGGATTCGGCCACAGCCTAATCCCGGACCCGGCAAACAGTCGCCACAGCACCAAGATAGCTACTAACACCAGCACTACCAACAGGATGTTGACCACCATCGCTGGCAGGTGCAGGCCGATCGCGCCCAGCACCCAGATAATTAGAAAGTAACAGAGCGCGATGCCACAGATGTAGATCAGCGCATAGATAACACGTTCGACCATTAGTACCTCCCAGAGAGTATACTTTCACCGAGCTTATCGGTGAATCTTGGGAACGTAGGTCCGAGGTCGTCTAGGCTTTTCGCGGGCCCGGGGGCGGGGTTCCCCGCGTTGGAGAGAAGTGAGGCGAGTTGGATGCCCTGGTCTCGCGGCCGAGCCGCCGCTCCTGACGCTCCTGCCACAGCCGTAGTCCCACCTCCTTGCGGAAGTTCTCCACCTTCGACTTTTGCCTTCCAGAGATCGGTAAAGTCCTTGCTCGTGACATTATCAACACTCCCAAATCGCGCCTTAAGCGCGTCGGGGATGTTACCCCAGATAGCCTTCTTGGCCCAACCAGCCCCCTTCTCTTGCCCTTCGGCAGTCGAATACATATTCTGCCAGGCTGGGGCGTTTGGGCGCGCGAAGTGCGCAGCGGACCCGCCCTCGCCCTGCTGGTGGATCATATAAATCTCGGTCGGGGTTGGAGCCCGCCCAAAACGGGCCTGAAACGCCTTGCTCTCTGCGGCTATTTTGTTGGCCGCGGCTGCGACATTGGGCTCAGGAGCATAGATATCTCCCTGCCCCCCATACTTCTTAAACTCAGGCCAGGACATCTGGAACAGGCCGCGATAGCTTCCAGTTGTGTTACGA